CCCAATTTAGACTTGCTCCTTTAGAAGGAAAACTTTATGTTATACGTACTGAAGAGGTAGAAGTTAAAGTTGAACCTCCTAAAAAATTTAACATATACGGAGATTATTAAATGAACTGGTCCTATATTCCAGAAGATAAAGATGTTGCTTTAGTAGAATATGCTACAAAAAATTCTATAGAAGGAAAATGTACTTGGCAGGCTGATACTTTAGATTATTTATTATCATTTTATAATAAAACTACATTCCGTAGATGCATTGATGCAGGAGCTAACTATGGATTTTTATCTGTAGGATTTTCTGAACATTTTCAAAATGTAGAGGCATTTGAACTTTCTTCTGATATTAGACACCATTTAGAAATTAACCTAAAAAACATTTCTAATATCAGAGTCCACCAAAAAGGACTTTATGATACTACTACCCCAATTAATTTTGAACTTAGACAACAATCAGGCCAAAGTTGTATTGTAAACCATGGGGGAATAACAGAACAAGTTACTACTTTAGATTCTTTTAATTATAATGATGTAGACTTATTAAAAATTGATGTAGAAGGTGCTGAGGAACATTTAATAAGAGGAGCTGAAAAAACTATAAAAAAATGTCTACCTATTATTTGCTGTGAAATTCATTGTGGTAGGGATATAGGATCTTTTAAAAGAAGACAATATATCTTTAAATTTTTAGATAGTTTAGGGTATAAGTTAGTGGATGTTAGACATGCTGATTTATTATTTATTGCTTAATTTGGAAATATAAATATAAATTCGTATATTTACACTATGGTAAAAAATGATCATACATTATTAGTTGAAAAATATCGTTCAAAAACATTAGATAGTTATGTTGGAAATGAGCATATTAAAAGAACTATCAACCAATATATTTCCCAAAATGATATTCAAAACCTTATTTTCTATGGCCCCGCTGGTACAGGTAAAACGACTTTGGCTAAACTTATTGTTAATAACCTTAATTGTGATCACCTTTACATCAACGCAAGTGATGAAAGGGGTATCGAAACTATTAGAGATAAAGTATCCGGGTTTGCTAGTAGTGCTTCATTTAAACCACTCAAAGTGGTTATCTTGGACGAGGCAGATTTTCTTACGATACAGGCACAAGCTTCACTTCGAAATGTAATTGAGACATTTTCACGTACTACACGTTTTATTATGACGTGTAATTATGTTGAGCGTATTATTGATCCACTTCAATCACGTTGTCAAGTACTTAAAGTTATCCCTCCTAGTAAAAAAGAGGTAGCAGTACACCTCGCTAGTGTAATGACAACTGAAGATACAGCGTATGAAATGGAAGATCTAAAAACCATTGTAAACCAATACTACCCAGATCTACGTAAATGTCTTAACACAATACAGTTATCGACTCAAAACCAAAAATTAGTTATAGATAAATCAGTATTAGTGTCATCTAATTACATGACATCAATACTTAAAGAATTAAGTAATGCAAAACCAAAATGGCGTGAAATTCGTCAAATCATTGCTAACGCAAACGTTAGTGATTTTGAAGAGCTTTATCGTTATCTTTATGATAACGCTAATGTATATGCAAGTGGTCGTGAAGGAATGGTTGCAATTTATATCAACGAATATAGTTACCAATCCAACTTCCGTATTGATAAAGAAATCAACTGTATGGCACTCATACAAAAATTAGTTGAATTAAAATGAAAAAATTCCTAAAATTTCTTATAATTTGGATTAGTCAAAATATGGCTATACCTTTTTGGATGATAGGACACGTTCATTTAAGTTTAAATATATATCAAGACTTACACGAGATAATCGCTAGTGTAGGGATGAATATTTTAGTAGCGATTGGATTTTATTTAGATTATAAACAAAACAAATAGTCATGGATCAACAACAAATGCCAAATATTGACCTTAAAAATACAGAGTCAGTAGAACACAAAAATGGAAAAGTATGGGCTCAAGGGTTCGTTATTAGGAAAATCTCTAAATTCGTAGCAGGTACTCCTGAAGACGCTTTTATGCCTATCCCAGTCTTTTATAACCCAGCTGATGGTGAAATTTTTCAAGAAACCCTACCAAAAGAATTAAGAGATGAAACAGGTGACAACCCTCTTCGAGTGGTTGAATGAGATAACTCTCTATAAAACAGCTCCTGAAGAAATTTCGCAAGAATCGTGGGATAAATGGAATTCTTACATGATACATAGATATGTATCTATGAACATAGGCTACATTGATATAGTAAATTATGTTCAAAAGATTAATCCACAAAACAAAAAACAAATTTATTCCATCTATCGCGAAATGTTACCAAAGAAGAAAGTTTACCTCAAATATGTAAAAAACCAAAATAAAAAAAATTACCAAGAACTAGCTGAATATGTTGCTGATTATTATGAATGCTCCTTAGGTGAAGCTGATTATTATATTGATATTTTAGGCATTAGTGTTAGAAGTATTTTATGGAAAATGGGAGTAGAAGAGGATGAAACTGAAAAATTAATAAAAAAAGCATTATTATAAACAAGTTATATGAATTATTTAAATACCCCCAATGGATGGGAAATAGTTAAAGAAGAAGGCTTTAATTGGGGCTCTATAGAAAATATTAACGCTAGACGTCAGGTATACCAAGAAGTTTGGGTAAATAAATTATATGAAAAAATATTTGAGGTTGAAGAAGGAGATATTGTTATTGATTTAGGTGCTGGTATTGGTGATTTTACTTGGAGTATTAGAAATAATAAACCCCAAGCTATATACTGTTTTGAACCCGGTGCAGATTCTCAAAAATCTCTTCCTCTCTTAAAAGAGAATACATCTCAAATTCCAAATTGTTTTATTATTGAAAAATTTATGTCTAGTATTGATAATAAAAATAATATTACTTGGGATACTTTTTTAAAATCTAATCATTTAAATAAAATTGATTTTGTAAAAACTGATTGTGAAGGAGGAGAATATGAAATTTTTAAACCTGAAAATATTTTTTGGGTAAAAGAAAATATAAAAAAAATAGTAGGTGAATGGCATCTATCAACACCAGAATTAAAATCAAAATTTAGGATTTTTAGAGATACATATTTAAGATTATTTCCTAATCATGAGGTTAATTCGGTTAATGGTGTAGACATTAAATGGGATTTATGGAATGAACATTTTATTGAATATTATAACGAAGTAATAATTTATATAGATAATAGATAATGATGAAATCAAGTGAAATTATTAAAAAAGAATATCCTCATATTTACAATGGTTATATGGATATCATGGAAGAGCAGCTGGAGTTATTCAGTAAAAAACATCTGGACTATGGTATGGCTAATATCAGTGCTGGGACTTTACTTTCTACTAAAGAAGAAAGGGCTTTTGCTCTTACAGGACTTTGGTATAGAATAAGTGATAAAATTAGTAGATGGAAAAATTTATTAATTACTAATAAAGTTATTAATAACGAACCTCTAACAGATACTTACCAAGATATTGTAAATTATGGTATCATTGCTCAATTAGTTGAGCGTGGTTTATGGAAAAAATAAAATTAGTTATATTTGATTTAGATGGTGTTTTAGTTGAAGCTAAAACCATCCATTATGATGCTCTAAACCAGGCGTTAGGTAAAGACTATACTATTAGTTGGAATGAACATCTATCAGTTTATGATGGGTTAAAGACTAACCAAAAATTAGAAATGCTTACTGAACGTAAGGGTTTACCTACAGAATTACATTCTAAAATTTGGGAAAGTAAACAAAAATATACACTTCAAATGCTTAAAGAACTTCAGCCGGATGAAACATTACAATCTGTAATGAATTCTCTAGTTGAGTGTGGTTATAAAATTGCTGTATGTTCTAATTCAATACGAAAAACTGTATTAACAGTTCTATCTAAATTAGGGATAATGGAGTTTATGGATTTAGTTATATCTAATGAAGATGTAAAAAATTCCAAACCTCACCCTGAAATGTACTGGAAAGCAATATCAATGATGAGTTGTTTACCTGAGGAGACATTAATCGTAGAAGATTCACCTTATGGTTTGTTAGCAGCATCTCGTTCTAAATCTCATGTATTAAGAGTTACTAAACCTCAGGATGTTACTTATGATAATATTTTTAATAAATTAACAGAAATAGAAAAAGGCCAAATTATGAAATCCCCAGCATGGAGAGATAATAAACTAAATGTATTAATTCCAATGGCGGGTGCTGGTTCTAGATTTACGCAAGCAGGGTATACCTTCCCAAAACCTCTTATTGATGTTCAAGGAAAACCAATGATCCAAGTAGTAGCTGAAAATTTAAATATTAAAGCTAACTTTATTTACATAGTACAAAAAGAACATAGATTAAAATATAATTTAGATACTTTACTTAATTTAGTTACACCAAATTGTAAAGTTGTAGAAGTTGATGAATTAACTGAGGGAGCAGCGTGTACCGCATTATTAGCTAAAAATTTTATTGATAACAATTCACCCTTATTCTTTGCTAACTCAGATCAATTTGTAGAATGGGATTCAAATGAATTTTTTTATAAAATGAATGAAACTGAAGTTGATGGGGGAATTGTTACATTTAAATCAACTCATCCAAAATGGTCATTTGCCAAAACTGATGATCAAGGATTTGTAACAGAAGTTGCAGAAAAAAACCCTATATCTGATTTAGCAACAGTAGGTTTTTATTATTGGAAACATGGTTCTGATTTTGTTAAATATGCTGAACAAATGATTAATAATAATATTAGAGTAAATGGTGAATTTTACGTTTGCCCCGTATATAATGAAGCTATTCAAGACAACAAAAAAATTATAACCTTTAATATTCCCAAAATGCGGGGATTAGGTACTCCTGAAGATTTAAAGTATTTTTTAGAAAATTATAAATAATGGATATTTTAAAACTAAAAGATATGGTTGGTGGTTGGTTTGTAGGTGATTTTGAACCTACAGCTTATAAAACTAAAGATTTTGAAGTAAGTTATAAAACCCACCCTAAAGGAGAAGTATGGGATAATCATTATCATAAAATAGCTACAGAAATTAACTATCTAGTTCGCGGTAATATGAATCTAAGTGGGACTCACCTAAAAGAAGGTGATATATTCATACTACACCCAGAGGAAATAGCTGTTCCTGAATTCTTAACAGATTGTGAAATAGTCTGTGTTAAAACAGCAAGTGTAAAAGGAGATAAATATATAGTAGAATGAATATAGTTATACCAATGGCGGGTTTAGGAACTCGATTTTTTAATGAAGGTTTTACATTACCTAAACCATTAATTGAAACTAATGGTAAAACACTTATTGAACATTCAATTTCAACATTAGGGGTTCAAGGAAAATATATTTTTATAACTCGTAAATATGATAACCCTGAGCATAATGTACTTTTAACTAAACGTTTAAATGAAATTCAACCTAATAGTATTGAAATCCAATTAAACGAACCTACTAAGGGTGCTACTGAAACTGCTTTAGCAGCTAAACAATATATTAATAATAATGAACCTCTTATTATTACTAATTGTGACCAAATTACAGATTGGGATGCTTCTAAATTTAATGAATTTATTTCTAACCCTACTATTGAAGGAGTAATAGTTACCTACCCTTCTACTAATCCTAAAAATAGTTTTGCTATAGTAGAAGATGATCAAGTTGTAAAACTAGTTGAAAAGAAAGCAGTATCAGATATAGCTTTAATTGGAGTCCACTATTGGAGAGAAGGGTATATGTTTGTAGAAACAGCTGAAATGCTCTTAGGGGATTTTGAAGAAGAAGGCAGACCTGAATGTTATATATCAGAAACATATAACTACTTACTTTATAAAGGAGCTAATATTAAAAACTATCATATCTCAGCTAATGAATATATTCCATTAGGTACTCCCTATGATCTAAAAATTTATGAGGGTAAAGTAAAAGAATTCCATACTGAAAAACCTAAAACTATATTCTGTGATATAGATGGTACCTTAGTAAAACACGCTCATAGATTTAGTGATTTAAAAGATACTAAACCTGTATTACTTCCAGATGTTAGAGAGAAATTTAATCAATGGGATTCTCAAGGCCATAAAATTATTTTGTGTACTGCTCGTAAAGAATCTGCTCGTGAAATGACTGAATCCCATTTACAAATGTTAGGGTTATGTTGGGACATATTAATTATGGGAGTTACTAGTGGACAACGCGTTTTAATTAACGATAAATTAAATGTAGCACATACTGATAGAGCAATAGGAATCAACGTTATAACCAACGAAGGTTTTAAAAATATAGAATTATGAAATTAATATCACATAGAGGAAACCTAGAAGGTCCTAATCCAGAAAGAGAAAACCACCCAGATTATATTTATGAAGCTATCCAAGCTGGGTATGACGTAGAAATTGATATTTGGTTTGTAGATGGGAAATTTAAATTGGGTCATGATGAACCTCAATATGATTTTCCTTTTGATTTATTTAGTAATTTTTATACTAAACTCTGGATTCATTGTAAAAACTTAGAATCTCTTTCTCAATTAAATAACTTAGATAGTAATGGCTCTAAATTAAATTATTTTTTTCATGAAGGTGACCTTGGAGTTTTAACTTCAAAAGGGTATATTTGGTCAACAAACCAATGTGAACGAGCGGTTTTAGTAATGCCTGAAACCTTTAATCAAGAACCAAATGAAAAAACATTTGGGGTTTGTAGCGATTATGTAGTAAACTATAAATAATGCCTATAAACCAAAAATATAATTTACTATTTATCCATATTCCTAAAAATGCTGGTACAACTATTGAAAATATTTTCTCTA